ACCTTCTCCGGAGTAACAGTTCTAGGTGCTGAAAGATTCGGTGGGTTAACACAAGCAGTTACAGATGTAAACAGTCCTCTTATAGAGTTTGGATATACTATCGCTGAAGCCGCCGAACTAGTAGGTAGAGAAACAGAATTTAGAATAAATCAAATTGGTGCGATAGACGTTGGGACTAAGTCCTTTAAATCGTCAATGTTAGAATCAGCAGACAGAGCCATCAAATACTCACAAGTGTTAGGTCAAAGTGTAAATGAGTTTATTGCATTAAGGCACGCCGCAATAAATTCAGGTGATGCATTAATAGGACTTGCAAAAGGCAGTAAAGAAGCCAGACAGATACAATTAGACACAATGACCAAGTTTGCAGATGAAATGATTAAAATGGGCGGAGAAGCAGGCAGTCAAATTGCTTCAGCATTTATAGATGCCGCAGGTAAAGGAGCATTAGGCTTTAGTGATGCCGCAGTCGGTATTGTGAGAGCATTGCCAGGAATGAACAAAGAGTTTCAAAATTTGCGAATGGCTATGCTCACAGGTGAATTAAACGAAGCAGAAATGCAAGAACGTATGAATAAGTTGCTAGGAAATCAAAGTGAAGCAACTAGGCAACGTTTATTCATTCTTGCTAGGGCAGGCGATGAATCAGCCGCACAATTAATACAGTTCACAAACAATTTTGAAAGAGCACAAACAAGTATTACTATGTTTGGAATTACAGCAGAAAAACTTACCAAAGACCAAGTGAAAAATTTCAGTGTGTTAAGAAGGGGTATAGATTCTGTGAAGGCAATGTTTGGGAATTTCCTTATAACACTATTCAGTAATAAAAATGCTGTACAAGGAATGAATACAGCATTAATGAATTTGATGAACACAATAATTCCAGGATCTGCAACAATAGATGGTTTCAGCCACAAACTCACTGTAAATGCTGATAAAATAACATTGGCGGCGACTAATTTCGGAGATAAATTTGGTAAGATGGCCATAAGGATGTCTGAACACGTTGAAAATTTTGTTAGAGCATTTAGAAGCAAAGAACAAAATGATTTAGCAGATAGAGCCAAAATGGCGCAGGAAAGTATAGCAGTTTCAACTAGAGAATTAGACGCCAGAAAAGCCAGGCTAAGAGATGATGACAGTTTAACTCAAGATGAACGAAATCGTATCACAGAAGAAATGAAAGTTCACGGAAAGAACATAGAGTCGCAAAAGAAACATATTGACGCCGCAAAAGATGTTCCAGGTCTGTTCGACGCATTAGGATCATCGTTGGCAAGTTTTGCCAATGTACTCAGTAGCATAGTAGACAAAATGGAGTATATATTAGCGGCATTAGGTATGATGGTGCTAGGCCCATTAGTAGGACCAATTGTTAGAGGTAGCAGATTTATAGCAAATTCAGTTACTAGAACTCCTACAGCAGGAGGCAGAGTTACCAATGCTGGTAGATTGGACCAACGTGGAAACGCATACAAAAATTTAAACAAAGGCCAACAAGCATTAGCAAGAACTACTACAGGAACAAGTGCATTAAACTTTATGTCAAATACAAAAACCGGTAAAGTCTTAACTGGTGCTGGAAGAGTGGCAGGTCCTCTCAGTGCATTATTCTCAGGAATAAATGTAGCAGGAGATCTAAAGGCAGGTTTAAAAAATGGACAAGAACAATCCGGAAGAGATATTATAGAAACTTATGCACGAAGAGCCGAAGGTATAAGCGGCGGTATAGGTATGGGAATAGGAGCCTTAGGATTTCTATTAGGACCTGTAGGATTTTTAACTATGGCGGCAGGACAAATGATAGGTGATGCTATAGGTGATGGATTTACGTGGAGTGCTGGAGAAATTGATAAGTTGCGTTCAGACCCAAATAATATAAATCAATATAAACAAATACTCACAGATGATTTCTTAGTACCATTTGGAGCATCAGCGGACGATGCCGTTGCAAAAACCAGTGAAGCATTCTCAAACATATTGATGCAAAGTTTACAAGCAGAAGACACATACCTTGACACACAGTTAAGCATACTGCAAGATGACTTATCAAGTGCTACAAACAAAAAAGCCAGAAAGAGAATCGAAAAAGATATAAAGGCTGTTAAAGAACGCCAAGAAGCAATGATGCAGAATAGTGCTAAACAACTAGGTATTGATATGGATGCTGAGTACAAAGAAGGCTCAGAAGAATACAAAATGCAACAAGCAATCAAAAATGCGGCTAGCACAGACAATTCTGATACTGAACTGAAAAACTCTATATTACAACAAGAACAAGCAACATTCCTAAGAAAAATTTATCAACATATATCCAATATGTAATAACACTCCAGCCACAACAATCGTTTCGATTGACATCAATTGATAAATATAGTAATATAAACACTATAAGAGAAATATATGAGTTGGAAGAAATACTTTACACCAGTCGATAACGCAGGATTGCCATATGGAACTAATCCCACACAGGGAGGAGATACTTACGGTGCATCAGCAACTAGTAGATATAGCAGTTGGTTGCCTGAAGTTTATCAAGGTTCGCCTGATAGGTTAATGAGATATATGCAATATGACCAAATGGATAGAGATTTGGAAGTAAATGCGGCATTAGATACCATATCAGAATTTAGCACACAGGTAAGTGAAAAAAGCAAAACGCCATATGAGATACATTATAATGATGATCCCAGTGACAGCGAAGTAAAAATTATCACAGAAAAGTTAGAACAATGGTGTAGACTAAATCAACTCAACAGAAGAACATTTGGAATGTTCAGAGGTACTGTAAAGTACGGTGACCAAGTTTTCATAAGAGACCCAGAGACATTTAAATTGTATTGGGTGGACCCTGCCAATGTAGAGAAAGTCGTTGTAAACGAAAGCAAAGGGAAAAAGATTGATGCCTACTTTATTAAAAACGTAGACTTCCATTTGAAAGACTTAGCCGCAACTAACTATGCACCAAGTCATAACAGACCATATGGAAGTGGTGCTATATTAACAGACTATTCAAACCCTACTTCAACAGCAGGATATATACAAGGCACAGACCACGGTTCATCAAGTACCAGTATGCCTATTCCAGCAGAACACGTTGTACACCTAAGTTTAGCAGAAGGTATGGAACCTACTTGGCCCTTTGGTAGCAGTATATTAGATCCTGTGTTCAAAGTGTTTAAGCAGAAAGAATTATTAGAAGACAGTATTATTATTTACAGAGTACATAGAGCACCAGAAAGACGTGTGTTCTTTATTGATGTAGGTAATATGCCTCCTCACAAAGCACAGCAGTACTTGGAAAAAGTAAGATACGAAGTGCAACAAAAACGTATACCAAGCAAAAACAGTCAAGGCGGCAACGTAGTAGACAGCAGTTACAATCCAATGAGTATGTTGGAAGATTATTTCTTTGCCACAACAGCAGAAGGTAGAGGTAGTAAAGTAGACACACTACCAGGTGGAGACAACTTAGGTGAGATTGACGACTTAAAATACTTCAACAACAAACTGTTAAGAGGTTTAAGAATACCAACAAGTTATTTGCCAACAGGACCAGATGATGGAACAGGCACATACAACGATGGTAAAGTAGGTGTAGCATATATACAAGAATATAGATTTACAAAATACTGTCAACGATTACAGAACACTATTATAAGAGAAATTGACAGAGAGTTCAAAAGATATTTAAAGCACAGTGGCTTTGAAATTGATGCAGGATTGTTTAGTATTGGATTTGCTGATGCTCAAAACTTTGCCAGTTACAGGGATTTAGAAATAGATACTGCAAGGGCACAGGTGTTTGGACAGTTAGAAGGCATACCATACCTAAGTACACAATTCAAACTCAAGAAGTATTTGGGTTTAAGTGAAAAAGAAATACTAGAGAATGAAAAGCATTGGAGAGAAGAAAACGGTGAAGATTATATTGCTCCAGACGGAGATAATTTAAGACAAGTAGGAGTAACACCGCAGACAACTAGCGGCTTAACTCCTGAATTAGGACCAGATTTAGCACCGGACGAAGGCGCACCTATAGATCCATTAGCACCGGGCGGAGACATAAATACTACTGAACCAGGAACAGAACCAGGAATATAAATGAGATTAAACGAGTTTTACAATCCAGACGCAGATTCGATAAATAAGTATGACTTAGACGACACTAGAAAGCCTAAGTTAAGTTTAGAGAATTTGAACAAATTGAAAAGGATTAAACTTTACAAAAAGAGTGAAACGGAATCTCGTAAAGAGTTTGTTCAAAAGATTTACAAGAAACAAGACCCCAACGCAGGCGGAATGGGCGGCGGTCTAATTTAACAGAATTTCGTTAGAAAAACCCTTTTCTACGAAAAAACACCTAAAATAGTTCAAAAACACACTATTTAACTATAAAAACAGTATAGAACATTAAATACTATTAGATGCTAGTGAATCAGTATGATTTGTGTCATACTTGCCTAGCACCAGAATATTAACAAATGGAGAGGCTACGATGTCAGATAAAACAAAACTAGAACAAGTTTTAGAGCATCTTCTTGCCGACGAACAGGACAAAGCAAAAGACTTAATTCACGATTTTATGGTGGAAAAGGCTCGCGATGTTTATGAAAGTCTATTAGATGAAGAAGAGGCTGTAGAAGAAGAAACAGTAGAAGAAGCAGAAGAATCTGAAGAAGAGGCAGTTGAAGAGGCTGAAGAATCTGAAGAAGAGGCTGTAGAAGAAACAGTAGGTGGAGCGGAAAGCGAAGACTTACTTGACGAAATCGAACAAGAGATTGACCAAGAAGAATCAAGTATCGAAGAAGTCGAAGGCGATGATATGGAAATGGATATGGAACCTGAAATGGATGGCGAAGAGTCAGACGAAGAAGGCGAAGAAGAAATTGAAGACAGAGTCGACGATATTGAAGACCAACTAGATGATTTAAGAGCAGAGTTTGAAAAACTTATGTCAGATGATGACGAAGCGGAAGAAGAAGTTGAAGATTCAGAAGATGAATTAGAAGCAGAACTAGGTTTCGAATCTGAAGAAAGTGAAGACGAAGCGATTGAAGAAGCAACTAAACTTCAAGACGATAAGGCTTCATTGGTTAAGAGCAAAGAAGCACAAAGTGGCGGTAAAAGTCCTTTGAGTTCTAAGCCAAAACAAACATTTGATGCAGGCGCATCAGCAAAAGACAACGTATCACACGGTGGCGAAGAAAGTGTTAAAGGCGAAAGTGCCAAAGACCATACACCAAGTGATAACATTGGAGAAGAACCAAAAGCCGCACCAGCACCTAAAGGTGACGAAAGTGACGGTGGAAAAAGTCCTATCAGTGGATAAGACTTTATAATAAAAAGGTAGAATACAATGACTAGAAAATTATACGAATATTACTCACACGATAAGGCTAACTTGTTAGTGGAAAGTAGTGCAGACGGTAAAGATTTAGTTATGAGTGGTCTTTTTATTCAAGGAGACGTAAAAAATCAAAATGGTAGGGTTTACCCTACCAATGAGATTGCAAGAGCCGTAAAAAGCATTCAAGACCGTTTAGATGAAGGCGAAACTGTTTTGGGAGAGTTAGATCATCCAGAAGAGTTACAAATAAATTTAGACAGATGTAGTCATATGATTACAAATATGGAAATGCAAGACGCAAACGGCTATGGTAAATTAAAACTCTTAGATACGCCTATGGGTAATATTGCTAAAACACTACTTACGAGTGGTGCTAAGTTAGGAGTATCTAGTAGGGGTAGCGGTAATGTAAACGAGTCGGGACGTGTGTCTGACTTTGATATAGTTACCGTAGACATCGTAGCACAACCAAGTGCCCCTGATGCCTACCCTAAGGCAATAAGAGAAAGTTTATTTAATATGCAAGGTGGTGGAGTAATACACGATATCGCCGAAGCAGTAACACACGATAAAGGCGCACAAAAACATTTATCACGAGAAATATTAAATTTTATTCGTGAACTTAATCTGAAATAGGAGAGAGCATATGGCGACAACATTTAATGACCTATTAGAATCAAGCACATTGTCTGAAGAGGCAAGAGGCGAGATTCAATCGGCGTGGAATGCTCAACTAAGCGAAGCACGTGATGACATCACAGCAGAGTTAAGGGAAGAGTTCGCTCAACGATTTGAACACGATAAAGGACAAATAGTTGAAGCAATGGACACATTTATTTCCGAGGCACTAGCAGAAGAAATCAAAGAATTCGCACAGGACAAACAAGCACTAGTAAGCGACAGAGTCAAATATAAAGAGTCTATCGATGCACATAGCAAATTACTAGACAAGTTTGTTACAGAAACATTAGCAAATGAAATCAAAGAGTTAAAAGCAGACAGAGATTCGCATAAAGCAAATATCGGTAAGTTAGAAAACTTTGTAATTGAACAAGTTGCTGATGAGATTTCAGAGTTTCATAAGGACAAACAGGAGTTAGTTGAGAAGAAAGTTCAATTGATTGCTGAAGGTCGTAAGAAACTTGCAGAATCTAAAGAGCAGTTCATTAAGAAAGCGGCTGGAAAAGTTGAATCAAGTATTACTAAAATCATTAATAGTGAGATTGGTCAGTACAGAGACGACATTAAAGCGGCAAGGCAAAATGATTTTGGTAGAAGAATTTTTGAATCCGTAGCATCTGAGTATGCTTCATCTTACCTCAATGAAAATTCAGAAGTGAAGAAGATTAGAGAAGAGATGGCAGAAATGCAAACAGCAGTCAAAGACGCAAACGCGAAACTAGAAGAATCTACTAAGCAAGAAAAAGAAACTATCTCTAAGTTAAGAATTGCAGAAGATAAGTATCAACGCAACGAGACATTAAACAACTTAATGACTCCGCTTAATAAAGAGAAAAAAGAAATTATGGTTGAATTGTTAGAATCAGTTCAAACAAACAAATTAGAACAGGCTTTCAATAAGTACTTACCAAGTGTACTCAATGAGGACGCATCAGTAAGAACTGAAAAGAAAGCACTTAATGAATCAGTGAAAACTACAGAACACACTGGTAACAGGGTTGCACCTGCCAGCAATGAGCAAGAAGCAACTAACAATTCTGATGTCGTTGAAATTAACGAACTCAGAAAATTAGCAGGACTAAACTAAGGAGAAATATAATGGCAGAAGCATTATTTGAAAGCAATTGGTCCGCAACGAAAGACGCTCTTTTAGAGGGTTTAAATGGTAGCAAGAAGACGACTATGGAGACGATTTTAGAAAATTCTAAAGTTCAACTTCAAGAAGCGGCTTCTTCAGGTGCTACAATGGCGGGTAATATTGCAACATTAAACAAGGTTATGCTACCTTTAATCAGAAGGGTTTTACCTTCTTTGATTTCTAACGAATTGTTAGGGGTACAGCCAATGACCGGACCAGTAGGTCAAATTCACACATTAAGAGTAAGATACGCAGAAAGTGGCGGTGGAGCAAATGCAGGTGACGAAGCATTAAGTCCATTCAAACTAGCATCTACTTACGCAGGATCACCAGACGCAACAGCGGCGGCTGAGGGTTCAGTTGGTAGAAAAATGAGTGTTCAAATCTTAAAACAAACAGTTGAAGCGAAAACTAGACGTCTAAGTGCTAGATGGACTTTTGAGAGTGCTCAAGATGCCAATTCTATGCACGGTGTTGATGTTGAAGCAGAAATTATGCAGGCACTTGCACAAGAAATCGCGGTTGAAATCGACCAAGAAATGCTTGGCAACCTCAGATCTCTAGCACCAACAGTTGATACACTAGACTTTGATGCAAGTTCAGGAAACATTTCCGGAACTCCAGCATTCATCGGTGACAAGCACGCCGTACTAGCAATCGGAATCAACAGAGCGGCTAACTTAATTGCGGCAAGAACAAGAAGAGGCGCAGGTAACTATGTTGTTGTTTCACCAGAAGCATTAACAATTTTACAAAGTGCGACAACTTCTACTTTTGCAAGAACAACTGAAGGATCATTTGATGCACCTTCAAACAGCAAATTAGTTGGTACACTTAACGGTACTATTAAAGTATTCGTAGACCAATATCAAGCAGACGGTGGCTCTGTATTAGTTGGTTATAAAGGATCAAGCGAAACAGACGCACCTGCGTTCTATTGCCCATATATTCCTTTAATGAGTACAGGACCAGTTATGGATCCAAACAGTTTTGAACCAGTAGTTTCATTTATGACACGTTACGGTTACTTAGAACTTACTAACACAGCAAGTTCATTGGGTAATGCGGCTGACTATGTCGGTGAAATTGCACTTTCAAACGTATCATTCAAATAAGAATTTAATTCAAAACTTGAATACGAAAAAGCACTCCTCGGAGTGCTTTTTTTTGACTGTAAAAAATTTGCAACAATCTGATAAATACTTGTAATTAGGAGTTTCTTAAATGGCAGATAAATCAGTTTTTAATCCACAGGGGGATATAACATTCAATCCTCAAAATGGTACTTTCACAGTAGACGGTGCTTTAGTAGTTACAGGTTCTACAACATATCTTAACGATACAATTACACTTAATAGTGCAGACACTTATGCCATTAATGCAGACAATGATGCCGCAACAGGAACTCTAAGACTAGGAAACGCATCAAGCAACGCAGATATCAGTTATGGTGCTTCAGGAAATGTTATATTCGATAAACCAGTAGAAGGAAACTTTTATGTAGGCTCAGGACAAACTATTACTATTGACGGCGGTGGCTCTATTGGAGGCGGTGGCTTTACAGGTAACTTATCAGGTACAGCAACAAATGCCGGAGCATTAGTTAATGATAGAACTTTAACACTAACAGGCGACATTACAGGTAGTGTAGCATTAGGATTAAATGCTAACACATCAGCACCTAGTTTAACAGGCACATTAGCAACTGTGAACAGTAACGTAGGAAGTTTTGGCGATGGAGCAACTATACCAAACTTTACTGTAACAGGAAAAGGATTAGTAACAGCCGCAGGCGAAACAACAGTAAGTATTACAAGTTCACAAGTTAGTAATTTTGAAACAGCCGCAGAAGCATTGTTTAGTGTAACAAGTAATTCAGCAAGTGGTAACGGAGCATTATCATACAGCAATGGTGTATTTACATTTACACCTGCAAGTGTTCCAACAGCATTAAGTCAACTCACAGGCGACAGTGATAACATAAGTGAAGGTTCAACAAATTTATATTATACTGATGCTAGAGTTAGAGCGGCAGTAGATGCCGTTACTAGCGGAGACGGAAGTTTAACTTATAGTAGTTCAACAGGAGACTTTACATATACAGGTCCAAGTAATACTGATTATAGAGGTGCTGTTTCAGGCGGTACTGGTATTACTTACAGTAGTGGTACTGGAGTATTTACTACAGACGATACACATATTAGAACTCTTGTAAGTGCAACACTCGGTACAGCAGGCTATGTAGAAGCCACAGGTGTGTTTAGCCTACCAAGTACCACAGCACATATTTCAGAAGGCTCAAATTTATACTATACTGATACAAGAGCCAGGGCGGCAATTAGTGTTACTGATGCCGGCGGTTTAGGTTCACTAGCATATAGTTCAGGTGTAATAACTTACACAGGACCGAGCACTGGAGATATTACAGGACTTATTAGTGTAACTGACTCAGGAGGCGACGGGTCGTTGTCTTACAGTGGCGGTGTTATTACTTACACAGGACCAAGTGCCTCAGAAGTAAGAGCACATTTTACTGGTGGTACTGGAATAGACATATCAAGTGGTACAGTTGCAATAGATAGTACAGTAGTAACTAAAGCAGATGCTCAAACAATTAATGGCGATAAAACATTTACTGGTACAGTAGATTTAAGTGGAGCAACAGTTCCAGCATTTACTGTAACAGGTAACCTAGACGTAACAGGTACATTAAACTCAGTTACGCAAACAGATTTAATAGTTGAGAACGCAGACATCACTATGAACAGTGGTAACGTTGCTCAAGATTCACATTTAAAAGTAGACAGACCTAATCCATCAGCAGATGTTTATATTAAATGGGACGAAACAGCAGATAGATGGGAGTTCACAAATGATGGATCAACAGACTACCCATTAGCAAGAAATACAGATGATTTAGCAGAAGGCACAACAAATTTTTATTATACTGATACTAGAGTTGATACTAGAGTAACAGGAACAACATTGCCTAACTATACAGGCAATATGACCAACCTAAGCACAGTAGCAGTCAGTACTGAACTGCTTATTCCAAATGCAAACAGTTCAACAGACCGTGCTATATTCCTAAGTGGAGACCAAGTGTTTGTGGAAACGCCTGGTTCAGGTATAAGAGAACTTACACCTACTTCATCAGTGGGAGCAGTTGAACGAGCAAATGCTGGTGTAACTTATTCCTATGGTGGACTTCAAGGAAATGGTGAATCTTTACTAGCAGGACAAAGAGTTGTAGGTGTAGATTCATTCAACGGCATAAAAGGTATGGTAGGTGGAACAGGAATCACTTTAACATCCAATGCAACAACACTTGCTTTTGCTTTAGACTCAACAACTATTGACCACGATGTTTTAACAAACTTTGTGGCAAACGAACACATTGACCACAGTGGTGTTACATTAACAGCAGGAACAGGTTTAACTGGCGGTGGTGATATTACTACTAGTAGAACATTTAATGTTGTAGGTGGAACAGGTATTACTGTAAATGCAAACAACATAGAAATCAATCAATCAGAAATCAGAGGACTGTTTAGTGCTAGTAGTAGTGGAGACGGTTCATTAAGTTACAGTAGTGGTACTGGAGTATTTACATACGCAGGTCCAGGAACAAGTGATTACAGAGCGGCAATTAGTGTAAGTGGAGATTTAACTTACAGCAGTGGCACAGGTGTTATTACATTTAGCGAAAGTGTTAATAGTGTAAACGGTTTAACAGGTGCAGTAAGTTTAAGCACAACCAACATTACAGAAGGAACAAATTTATATTATACAACTACTAGAGCAAACTCAGACTTCGATACAAGATTAGCAACAAAAGATACAGACAATGTAGCAGAAGGTTCGAATTTATATTTTACACAG